CGTAGACTTCACAGAAGGCTTCATAATCCAGCGGGATTTCCTTGTTGTGGACAGTTAGCCGCCCACCGCCAAAGATCACTTCCGAAGCCTTGAAGGAAAGAACCCGGTCATTATCATCCGCCACGATACGGGCCACAAGGTCAACCATACCGGCAACCTTGTTGGCAACCTTTTCCCGAAGATTGGGGCGGATAGAACTGATTTTGTCACCGCTCTTGCGGGTAAGGTCACGGCTCCGATCCTCATGGCTGATCAGGATGATGTTTTCATAGTCCAGATTGACCAGCCGCTTGACGGTGTTCAGGAATTCGGAAGTTACCATATCCCAAGCCCGGAAAGAATCATCACTTTCATGTTTCCACCCCTGCCGGTCACAGATATACACCCGGCAAGCCTCATAAGTATCTTCCAGAAGGTCAACCACAATGGTTTTGAAATCGTTCTGTTTCTTCTCCAACTCTGTCACAGCATCGGAAAAGACTTCCCAAGCCAACTGCCGCTTGGTCAACCGACCTTCCACCGTTACCGTGTCCCGGATAGCGATATAGGGGGCATCCACAAACTTGATATTGCCATCCGTGTTCAGCATCAGGGGATCAGGGAACTGGTTTGCGAAGAAGGTCTTGCCGCTGAAGGGTGCGCCATATAGCCAGACAACCTTCTTCTTGGTGGCGTTCAGATTGCGCCGTTCATTTTTGGGAAGTAACATATAATCCCATCCTTTCTCACAGTATTCTTGATATTCACACCAACCGCAAAAGTGGTTAGGGTTCTTGGGAAAATCTGTGGCTTCAACCATGTGCTTTGTGCCGGTCAAGAAGTCCACAATTTTCATGGGGTCATACTGAACCGGCAATAAAGATGGTTCAGCGTCTTTCAAAGCATCCTGCAACCTGTCCCGGAATTGCTGAATGGTTTCCGTTTTCTTCTGCCTGATTTTCACCTTTGGGACAATCAGAAAATACATATTCCTGATCCGGTGGCCGGGGTGGGTCAGTTCATACCAATACTTGTATTCATGCAACTGACCGGAAACGGCGTAGCTTTTGGCATTGTTGGAATATTTGAAGTCGTACAGATCAAACACCTGAACATCTTCACCCCAATAGTTGGAAGGGTGCCTTGTGTTCATCCATCCAGCGGGCCACAGATAATCCATAAAGCCTATAAAATCAGCGTTTCCAATAGGAAGTTCAAAGGCTCCGCCCGGTGGCAATAGGGCCTTGGCCTTGGGGATCATGGCTTCCAGCTTCATCATTTCATTCACATGATCATCCGTCAGAATTGGGAAGCTGGACTGGTAGAAGTCAAGGGCCTTTTCAACCCCTTCTTCAATGCCCGTATGAAGGGCGGTGCCAAGGATTAAGGCGTTGTCGGGTTCCGTATCAGGGATAGTGTTCAGCCCTTCCACATATCGCAAGCGGTATCTGTATGGGCATCTATTAAAGAGATCAACCCGGCTGTGGGAAACTCGCATTGTTTCACCCCTTTCACAATTTTCTTGAAGGTTTCAAAGCCTTCCGGGTACAGGATGAAGCCGAAGCAACCGGAATTGTTGATTTGGGCAATGTTGCGCTTTTGCAGTTCTGAAGGGGTGCCGGTAGTGGCCTTCAGTTCCACTTCAAGGGCCAGCCCTTTCACCACGATCCGCATATCAGGAAGGCCGCTTTTTACATACCTCCCACCACCCCAACGCTTTTCCCAATACCCACAAGGCGGGGCGCTCATACGGTTAACCGGCTCCCCCAAAGGGTAAATCCCTTCATCCTCTAACCACTTCTTCAGGCGGTTTTCAAAATTCTTTTCACCGGCCATCAGAAATCATCACTCTGGACAGCGTTTCCATAGATTTCAAAGTAATCCACGCCAGTTTCGCCGGTGTCCTCGAATTTCTGCCCATCAGGAAGTTCATACTTTACCCGCCTTGCCATTTCAATAATGATTTCATAGGCTTCTTCTGTATCACTCCCAAAACGAACTTCCAGTTCATCAGGAACATCAACCAAAGCGGCCTTCAGTTCCTTCACAGTAAGTCTTTTTTGCATCCTTATCCCTCCAATATCTTGATCAGGCTGTGAATTCCACGGGTCTGAAGGCCCTGAATCTTGCCGGTGCCAGCGTAAAACTGGAATAGTTTATCATCAGACTTCCGCCAGCAATGGAAGTGGCCGGTCTGCCGGTTCTTCAACTGGTATTCAATCCCGTGGGCTTCAAATTGCTGGATAGCATAAGCGATCCGGTCAGAGTTCTTGGAAACCCGTTCTTGGTGGTTCCGGTGGGCGTATTCCTTTAGCGCATCCCAAAATTCATCCCTTGCCAACTGCTTCACCAATCCCTATCATCAAAATCATCTTCCGGTTCTTCTGTGGCGGCATCATAGGCATCCTTTGTGATAACCGTTACATCTTCAACCGGCACACTCAACAGCTTGGCTGTAATGCGGCGCTGGGCTTCTACAAAGGAATCATCCGCCTGTTCAGGGTGGGCAACCCCTTGAAATGAAGAAGCAGAATACCCAACTGAACCATTTCCGCCATACATTTCACTGTTTCTGATTTCAAAGTGAAGTGTGATGGTTACAAAACATAAAGGGTTCATCATTACTTTTCACCACCCTTCAGAGTGATCTTCACATAACCGGCCTTGGGATTAGGTTTGGAGCATTCCGCCGCAATAGCGGGATATTTTTTCTTCAGCTTGGCGGAATCAATAGTGGTGGAATTGCTTGGTGCAACCAAGGTCAGGTTCAGCACATCACTTTCAAACTTCTTCACCCCAAACTTCATCATGGCATCATACAGGGCCGCTTTCATGGTCTTTTCCTGTTCTTCAATGGCCTTTTTGTGAGAAGTCAGGGACGCAATAGCGTTCAGGGTGGCAAGCTGGGATTGCTGGAAGGCTTGAAGCCCTGCTTCTTCATCAAAGGTGGAAGAACCACAGGTGTTGGGATCTTCCTGACAGGAATCCGGGCAGGTGTGGAAATCCGGGCATTTATGGCAGCACCCATCAAACTTTCCACGGGGACAAGCGTTTTCACATTTGATCATTTCCGTTCAACTCCTTTATGTAGGTTTCTTGGTAGCCAATCACCCGCTGGGAATATTTGCTTTGGTAAATCCCTTGATCCCACAGCTTGGAAGCGCCGCTTTCCCCCATGTTGTAAGCCATCAGAACCTTGTGTGGATCATCGTACTTTTCAAACAGGGTGCCAAGGATATAAATACCGGCTTGAATATTCTGGTAAGGGTCAAGGAAATCCGTTACACCAACGGCATTGGACAACCATTCATGGTTTTTCTGGTTAATCTGCATCAGGCCATAATCATTGGTGGTGCTGATAACATCCGCTTGGAAGTTGCTTTCGTTGCGGATCAGGGCCATCAGGAAAGTGAAATCAACTTCATAGGCATCCGCCATCCAATAAACATATTCCTGAAGGCTTTCATCCATAGGGACATTCAAAGGGGTGAAGTCACCGGCCTGAACAATGGTTCCATCACTCTGAACTTTGACAGCTTGGCCGGTATAGGCCCCGTACAAAACCGCCGTGGTGGTAGGCTCCGGGGTAGAAAACCAGATTGGTACTTTGGCAAACAGGAACCCAATCAGTACCCCTATCAGCAAGGCAACGGAAAACATACGCCGAAACCACAGATTTTGTTTAGCCCTTTGGGTGGCCGTCCTCGTATTTTCTGAACAGTTCATCGTTATAGTCCTTTCTCATTTGCAAGGTGGAAAAAATGCTTTCTTCCACGGTGCCGGGGCAAATCATCCAGTAATAGAAGCATGGCCGTTCTTGTCCCATGCGGTGAATCCGCTTTTGGCTCTGCTCCCACAGTTCCCAACTTTCGGGAAGGCTGAAATAAATAATCTTGTTGGCCTTTTGGAAGTTGCCCCCTCTTGCCCCGGCCTGATACTGAATGAAGGTCACAGAATTGGATTTGAAATTGTAAGCGCCCAAATCCTTGACTTCACCAGACTGGATGGACACAGGGCGGTTCATGCCCTTTACAATTCCCTTCATGCGCTCCATTTCTTCAGTGAAGTTATAGAACACAATCAAGCGATCTTCCGTACTCTCCACCAGTTCCCGAAATGCCTTATACCGGTTCGGGTTATATAGGCCGCAAAGCTGACGGGCATACAGGCGGCGGGTCAAGCTGGTATCACCAATCAATTCCCGCTCATAGCTTTCATTGGAACCCCAAAAATCTGAATCAAGTTCAAATTCCTGAAGGGTGGCGGTGTTTATGCTGATCGCCCGTTCCCGCCAGAACTTCCAATATTCCTTTGCTGGGGGCGTTCTAACGGGAACAAAGTTCCGTTTAGGAAGGTCAATTCCGGCATCATCGGTGGTCATAAATACCGCCCCATGTTCAGCCAGCTTCTTCTTCAGCCGGTCAACATTTTTGTAACCGGTGATTTTCTGCCGCCAGAATCCATCTTCTTCAACCCATTCCGTTTCAATGTACTGCTTCCAAAACAGTTCCTTTGATATGTTCCATCCCAAAAGGCGGCATTGGCTCCACAGCTTTTCATACTTGCCGCCCGTGGGCGTACCAGACAGAAGGATCACATTATCAGGGTTCAGCCCAAGAATGAACTTTGACCGCTTGGCGTTCTCATTCTGGATCAAGGAACTTTCATCAAGCATCAGCGTAAACCCGGAAAGGGTTTTCAAAATCTTACGCCTGAAGGTCAGTTCATAGTTGATCACGCCGCAAATCCGGGTTGGGTTGTCGGTTTCAGCAACCGCCGCCAAGGGCCATATCAATTCACCTTGCCTTTCTTGAAAAAGTTTTGAAGCAAGCTGTCCACCTGCTCCATCGTGTATTCCTTTCCATCTTCCAGCAAAACGGACAGAAGATCACGCCGCTTGGCGTATCGCTGGAAGGTCAGGATATTTCTTTTGGTGAAAACCGGGACATTGGAAACAGGCGGGGCCGCTTCCGCTGTCTTGGGCTTTCTGGTTTTGGTCGTAGGCATTTTTAATCCCCTCCAATGGTTCCAACCTCGGTTTCCAAGGTTTCCATATAGGTTTCTTCAGCGGGGCGGATCATGGGCAAGTTATAGTTCACAAAGAAATGAAGTACATTGTCCACAATCTCATAATTCACGCTGGTTCCATGAAGAAGATCACCGCTGGGAAGCGTGATGAAGTCCAAGGCTTCCATCATCGTTTCCGCAACGGTGAACATCTCCGCATTATTGCGGGGGTTGGTCGGAAAATACTGAATGTCAAATGGGTTCCTCTTGATAAAGCGCCGCCCAAGCATGGGCGTGATTTCCGGTTGTAAAACGGCAATCAAAAAACAGGGTTCTTTCAAACCCTGTTCCACATCATTCTGATAGATTTCATACCCATCCCCAAAGGCGGCGTTCAGTGCCATTGAAATTCCTTTGATAATCTCATTAAGCATCGAAACACCCCTTCAGGAACAAATACAACTTCTTTTCCAGAATTTTAGGCGCTTGCTGTTCCAGTTCTTGTGTGGAAATGGTCAGCATATAGCGCCCCTTTACCCAATTTTTCTTCAGCACCATCCCGCCTTCCGCATCGGGATCATAAACAAAGCGGTCACTTTCCCAATAACCGGGGATGAACCGCCCCGGCTGTTGCCGGTGGCCGTATTCAACATAGGACGCATACTGAAGGTTATTCAGCACAACAACTGTGTAATGGGTTCCCCTGTGGCCCACAGGCATTACCGCCCACGCATCCCGCAAGGTGCCATATACAACAGGTGTCCGCTTCACAACCTTATTCAGCAAGCGCCCCGCCAACTCTTGGGCGGCTTGGCGGCAAAACCTGTCCAAATCCGCCCCCATCAGCTTTTCCATGTTCTTATTCAGCCGTTCCAGTTGCTTGAAATCGCATTTGCCCCATTTAGCCATTAGGCATACCCCTTCCACGGCTCCAACTGGATTTCTTGATGGTTGGTGAAAACCCCGGCTTCACCGCTTTTAGAATAGGTGAACTTCCGTTCAAGATTGTTGAACCGTGTCACAACGATTTTACAGCCAGCGGGGATTTCCACATCAGGGGACAAGAACAGCTTCACAGTTTGGGCAACAGCGGCCACGGGATCACCGGAACTTGAAGTTAAGGTTTCAAAGGACAATTTACAGGGCTGATCCTGAAGAAGCGGCTTTTCTTCAAAGTCAGTCAGGTGTGTGGTTGGATCGGTGACTTTCTCTTTTACGAAAATAGAACACCGATCCTTCCACAACCGTTCAAGGGCTTTTCTGTGGGCGTTTACCATACAAACTTCCTGAATCGGTAAAGTTCACGGCTCCGCCCATTGGCCAGGTAGTCAATCAGACTGTTCAACCGCTGTTCAGGGGTCAAATTCCCATCCCCAATGGCAAAAACCGTGTTGGTATCGCCTTCCTGAATTTGCTTGATTGCCGCTTCAAGGTCAAACCCTTCCAACTGCCCGGAAACCTTCTTCATGTTCAGGTATTCGCCAACCGCCATATAGACGGCCACACTCACCAACCCTTCAGGCATATCCTTTCGGTTGGTTTTGTTTTGAACCCTGTATTGAACATTGCTGATCACAATATCCAACAGGGGATCAGCTTCAAACCCG